TTCTACTGGTGCTGCTTCGACTGTAGTGTCTTCCACGACTGTCTCGCTTTCTGTTTGTGGGTTTTCTTCAACAGGGATGACTTCCTCTGCTGCGATCTCGAGTATCTCGCTCGACGCGAACGCCGGAACTGTTACAAGAGAAACTTCTTTTAGACGAGCTGATGAGACAACTGTGTGTCCATCTTTTGATGGTTGTGATGCAATGATTTCTGCGCCAATCGATAAACCTGTGACTAAGCCTTCTTGCGCCATAATCAAAGCGTCGTTACCGCCGGATGAGCGGCTTAACTTAAATGTTGCGTATATACCATCTGTGCGAGTTTCCGCAGCAGTCATGCGTCCGATTGGCTTCTTTAGATCATGCTGTGATAGCAACTTGATCTTTGAAGGATCAGCAATCTCAATAGAGTTAGCTGCAAAAGTATAAGCACCAAGATTTGTATGACCGATTTCTCCAGTACCTAGAGGTACAATCTTTCCAGAGATCTCGCGACGTTCTTCTGAACATTCAATTGATGATGCTTCAAGATAAAGAGTTTCCATTAGCTGCCGTTTCCGTTAGGTGTTAGATCTTCCATTTCCATAGCTTGTTCAGTTGTAATTAAACCAAGTGCAAGCATCTTTTCTAATACAAGAAGTCTTTCCATTGGTTCTGTTCTCAAGAATGTTTCGTCTAACGAGAATTTTACATAATGTCCAACTGTGGATACATCATCCATGCTGAGTCTAGATTCAATCGCTGAAACATAAGGCTGCAATGTTAAAGCTACTAATTGTTTTCTTTCTTCAATTACGTTGCTATAAGTCATGCTCTGATTCATTGATGCAGACACATAGTAAGGATCCACCGAACAAAGTCTGGCGCATTCGGTCGCTAAATTTTGAATTGCGTCTGTATAGCCCATGTCCTTAGGACTAAAACCAATTGTTTGGTAATCGATCGTAGAAGTTAAGTAAGCGACTCCGTTGCCACTTCGTGCTTTTTTCCAAGCTGCAAGAAGACCAGATACTTCACTAGGTGGAAGATCGGCACCTGTATTTTTTAGGAAACCAGTTGCGTTTGGAGTTTGTAAAGCAATGCTTGCAGCATTTTGTGCATCAAGTGCAGCTTTAATTGTCTTACCGCCGACAGCTAAAATGCCTTCGTCTTTCTGAAACGTGATTAAAGATCCTAATCCCGACATCGGCAATGGCTTACCATCTAAAAAGTATTGTGTTACAAAATTGTTTTCTGAATCTGTAACAAATGTAACGCGGCTATTAGCAACCCATTGTGCATTTGCCATTCTTCCGTCTTCAATATAAGTATCGGTAATTAACCAGTAACTTACCCCGAACATTAGCAACGAATCGAGCGTGAAATATAGTGTTTCAAATCTTGGCTGCGACTTAGAAGGTTGTTCAACCCAACGTGGAGCAGTAATCATTTCTCCAGTGGACTTCTTGTAATATTCCAGTGGCACACTTGCGATCGTTCCCGAAATTAAATCTCTGCATCTTTTGATGGCTGGAACTTGAAGAGCTTGGGTACGAGTCACCAAGATTGGATAATAATTACCAAATGACAAGTAAGAGTCAGACATTACCTGCGGCGCGAGTTGCGCTTCAATGATTTGCGGCTTACGCGAAAAGATACCCATAGACAGAAATTGTACCATTTGTCAAGTAATTAGACAATCTGCTAGGGCGTGTCTAACCGACTATAATCTCCGGCTTTGATTGTGGCTTCATTAAAGTTGAAACGATCATTGCCAGTGAAATCGGCGCTGACACATCGCCGGCGGATTTCCTGCGGATGATTCTCCAGCCGTGATCTGATTCTTTCGCTGCACAATTGTTCATCTGTTCCAAAAATATGTCCTGCCCCGAATGAACGACCCTATGATTGACTAGACTGTCAAGATAGTCCGAACATGCCTGATAGAACTTTTGTCCTGAGACATCTTGTATCTGAACTCCAGCATTAGCTAAGCGTTCTGCAATAGTCGCCGTGGTATATTTGTCATGGCATACAGCTTTCGGACGATAAATATCGCACCACGCTTTGATACTAGCGGCAATCTTCAACTCGTCCACTGCTGTATCGCTGTAGTAAGTCTCTAAGATTCCAATTCCAATCCGTCCGTCAGGAAGTATCTGACCGGCACAAAGACTCGCATTGCGTTTCGACGGACTTACGTCAAACCCGAATACTGTATAAGCTCCAGCTGACATTTGAAGATCGCTATCGCTGGTTTCCTCAAGGATACCCATCGGCCAAGGTGAACTCAGCGCATCAATCCACGAACAAAGGGTCTCTGTGCGAATTGACTCGACTGTGCTCATTGCTAGTGTTTCTCGGATCGCATCTTCTGTGACTGTGTAGTTAAGCGATGGATTAGCCATAGCAACTGCATCCCAAAATTCTTCCGAATTAGGATCAATCTTAATATATTGAGGTGCTGAGTATTCCCAGTAGCCCAATTGCTTAGGCGGATACTCCATTGCCCTGTTTCTCATATCATTAAGCACTTTTGAGAACGCATCTCCGGCATTACTACTAAATAGTGACTGGGAATTGGCGCGAGCTCTGGTCACTGGACTTGCCGCAATAAACGCCTGTTCATCAATCTCACGGAGCTCATCAATCCAGAGAAAATCCGCTGTCCTGCCGCGAGCGCCGTCACGGGTTGCAGCTACTACGTCTAAGCGGCATCCACCGAACTCCGGAAGCAGTTCGATTGACTCAGTGCCGTTGGCATAGCGGATTGCCTTGACTTGACACATTAAGAAGTCATGACTTTCGATCATTGAGGCTATCTCTCGAAATGAGGTCAAAGCCATACCTCTATTTGAGGACATCATAAGGATGTTCTTTTCACGGAAGATAAACAGTCCTGCGAGAACGCGCATACGCGCAAGATGAGTCTTGCCGCATTGTCTCGATGCCAGCACCAAATTACTTTTACGATGGAACATTCCTTTAGCGTCAATTTTTAGCATGTCCTCTAAAACGTGGTACTGCCATGGCAATAAAGGCATGCCGATTTGTTCTGCGAGCTTGGCTACTTCATCAACTCTGGATTTGCCCTTAATTGGAGCGTTAGACAGGCGTGGTTTCGTCTGCCCCAATCTCTTTCGTTTTTTAGTTGCCATGTTTCTAGTCTAACTCGGTTCTGGTCGGTTTATGAACGGACTGTCTCCGACCGGCTTGGCGCGTGTCGGGGAGATAGGAGCAGGAGAGGCATAGGGGGTAGAAGTTGAGCCTAAAAAAAGGGGTGATGAGCGTGCGCCCTTCGATGAGTTACATTTACGGCAGGCACTAGCCATGTTCTCCGGATCGAGTGCATCGCCGCCATTAACTAAAGCAATTAAATGATCAACTGTGTCAGCTACGCCTTGACAGTACCGGCATGTGTAATTATCTCTAGCTAGTACCTGAAGTCTTATCTTCTTGTAAGCAGTAGTGAGTCTAGGGTCGTTATTCTTTAATGCCAATTGTGTTTAAGCCAGTGATCTTTAGCATTGCATGGTGTGGAATAGCGATGCTTGATATAACGCAAGCCCCATTCCACTTGCTGTATTGGTGTAGCTGTTAGTAGCCATTTACTTCTACCTTGTGGTATGCCTGCATGACTACCATTGACTGCATTAGGATTCCATGCGCTTTCTTTACCATATAGGAAGGCTAAGCATTTATATTGTTTTATATCATTCAATGAATAGTATGCATATTGTTTAGGTGTCATCTTTATATCAGTTATATCAGAACTACCTGCATTAGCCATAAAGCATAGAGATAGCCCTAAACCTAGTAGCACCCCTCGCGCTATCCGCTTCAGCGGCGCGAGTTGAACGCTTGATGCGTTCTGCGAACTTAGGTTATCAGATGTGTCAAATCCATTTGTATAAGTGCTGGTCAGATCGGCGTTTCGCATTACTGACCCCCAATCTTTATCGGTTATCGGTTGAGTAAAAGCCCTTGCCCTTTAAGATAGTAGGTGTTGCAGCTATTACTTTAAGCATAGGCTCATTGCAATAAGTACATGGGATTACTGGTCGATCGTGCCATCCATGATAGATCTCTTGACTAAGATTGCATCGTGTGCATTTGTAGTCGTAGGCTGGCAAGTTAAGCACCTCGTTATCATGTAAGACCCACAGCCGGTGCAGCGGTCAATGTCTGCTTCTGTGGGATCGTTGGATAGATGACCATATTTAAGTTGGAGTAGTGGTAATAGATCTTCCAGTCTAATGATACAGGCGTAATCTTCCGGACTTTCGCCTTGACCATTGAGCCGCATCACTGCAAATCCCAATTCCCCCGATTTGGATGTGCGAGCTTTCAACTGCGCGAGATAACTGAGAGGTTGGAACGCTTTACGCGCTTTGACCTCACAATCAAACGGAACTCCCTGAATATCTTTACCACTACCCCTTCCGACAGTTGCGCCTTGCCACACAGTCGATAGGTACTGTGCAACAACACGCTCTGTGCGGAATCCTCTGTGCTTTCTGTGCTGACTAGCCATTGACTGCTTTACACTTGCGGCATTGCCATGCCCCTACTATTGGCTGATCATCTTTAAACTTAATCTCTGCAACAATGTTATGAGCTTCTGTTGGCTCATTGCATAGCTGACAGTTAATAGTGTCGAACAATGGCACATCTTCTAAATTAGTCCATGCGCCTGTAGTTTCATCATAATACTCTACATGTCCCATGTTTAGCCCCTTGCCTTTTGTGGTTGCCATTTGCCCTGACTATTTATTTCATACCATATTGTTGGACATTTACCTTCAAAGCCTGAATGACCTAAAGCTGTGCATTGGTACGATGCCCAATCCTTACCGGTTTTTTGGCTATGTCCGGTCTTCCAGACCATACTGCCATGCTTACATTGTGGCACTTCTGCTGCCTCTGATGTACCCATGATGTCTGCGATTGTGTCCATTGCCTTTTCAAGTGTCACCGGAGCATCTACTACCTTCATATATTCATTGACAGGCGTAATCCAGTAATCCTGATTTTCTGCTTTAACTTCTGCTACCGGTGGTTTCTCTGCCTTCTTTGAGATTACCTTTTGCATCTCTTCGCGGCTACTTTTATGTTTTTCTATGCCGATGTTCGCATTAGCACAAGCGATACCAATTGCCGAAGTCGCTCCGTTTTCCAAAGCAAAATCTTTATTGACACCCCTATCTGTAATGACCTCATTAGCAAGCCCAGTCGAGAATGGCTTTTGATCTGCCATTTCCCTAAACAAACGAGCAGCCACGATAAAACGTTTATCTGACCATTCAAGTATTTCAGTCTCAATACGTCCATTAGGGAACCTCTTCCAAAACTCGATGACTCTTTCTCGTACAGTGGTGTACTCATCTAAATTAAACATAAAGCTCATTCTCTTCTGTAGCTAACTGACCCATTAAAGCGATGTAAGCTGCTCCATCGATGTAGTTATCGGCTTTGTCTGGATTCCCAGTGGATGCTCTTGCGATCTTAATGAGAGCAAGGATGGCACATACCTGATAGTCCGTAACTGGCATTTGTAGGTATGCTGAGATGAGCATCGCGGCGTGTTGCATGTTATCTTGCGGATGACCATAGTCGTTGAGACCACGATCTTGAATGATGTCTGTTGCACTTTGTAATATCTCTTCGTATTTCATTCTTCCCAGAATTCCTGTCTGCTCACGGATCGACCTCGATGCCAACCCTCTCTCAGACCCTTTTGGTAGGCAGTTCGCCTAACATCAATGATCACCATGATAAATCCAACCCACATTCCAATTATGCAAATGATTAGTAGCTTGTCTGTATTGTTCATTACTTGACCACCCTCATCTTAGGATAATGTCCGTTCATTTCAAAGTATTCAGCTAATGTAACGGCGCTCTTATACTCGTTGCAGTCTGCGCAGATATGAGTGATGGTCATATCAAAACCGCAATAGCAGCAATAATAGTTCTCAACCTTAGGTGCTCCGTAAATTTCGATGGTAGCCATTATGCAACCTGATATTCAGTAGTAGCGTAATCGGTAAGGATGACAAACTGATCCATTGCTGTGTCGTATGTTTCCTGAAACTTAATCTCGCGCTGGATAAGGAAGTTACGCGCTAGGATTAAAGCTGTGCGATTGTCGAACCAGAACGCCCATAGATGATCGAAAGTAACGTGTGACTCAAAGCGATCGGCTTGGATCTCCCAATCGTAGCCATTCCATTGCATTTGTGTATTGCTTAGCATGTCGAAGTCTTGCTCTGTAATTAACATTTTGCACCTATCCGTAGCGATGCCCTCGATCGCTTACAGAATTAGAGTCTCATGCCTGTATAGCTCGGTCAAGCATATTTAGGTAACGAAACGATAACGATTTCTATGCGTAGAGCTTGCCGTATAGGGTGAACGATCCGTCCTTATTAATAGGCACAAGGAATGGACTTACTCGATCTCCGTGTGTCTCAATGACTGCCACGCTCATCTGCCAGTTAGCACTGCCAGCCTTTAAATAAGAGGCTTTTTTCTTGTCCATAACATTACCTGCTTCTAAGCCCCACAAAGTCCTGTATTGGCTTCCTATGCCCTCTGTGAAGGCACTGATACCGGCTCTGTGCGTGTGTCCGCAGACCACTGACTTACCAAACTTCTTGGCTAAACCTAAAGCTGTGAGTCCAGCGTTAGAGTTCATCGACCCTTCATCGCCATGGACTAAGACCCAACCTCTGTGGAATTCAAAGGGCTTCCGGTGAAAGCGTATCCCCATGCTATTGAAGCCCATAAAGTTGGAGTAGTCGAGTTCTGGAAGTCCGATGAGGCTAGGAGCCCCTCTAACGAGAGTGTGGTATAGACGATCGGTATGGTTGGATCGAGTGATGTCAGTTGTGCCGAGATCCCAGAGGATGTTTTGAGCCAGACTTCTATCGGCATCTAATTGCCCCTCGTACTCTAAATGTGTCCCCTTTGCCCATTTTGATTGAGACTGCATATCCAGCTCGTCGCCTGTATTTAAAACTAAATCAAACTTTTCACGCTTTACTAACTTGATCAGATTCTTAACTGCTTGCTCATGGTGATAGGGGATCTGTAGATCCGAGATCACTAGATAGCGTTTTTTAGTCATCATCCTCATCTTCGTAATCGCTGAGCTTCTCTGGCTCAACTGGATCTGGCAAGATCCAACGCGGATAAGAGGGAACATCTGTAATCATAAATAGAGCAATGCCTTCAGTGAAGCCAGCCTTGCGTAGTGATTTCCAATACTCATGCAAGCCAATGCAATAAGCATCAAGCTTGGAGTAGCCTTGTTCCTCTAATGCCTTAGTCGGTTTTCTTGCCATAGCACAATGCTACCTGTCAAGCAATATGTTATAGATCTCATCGACTCGCGTGTTGAGTCTTTTGATCTCAGACAACAGGTGTGTAATTACATAGCCAGACAAGCCACCGATGATTGTTATCGTAGCGATGTAAAGCGTGAAGAAGTCTGACTGTGTCACTTCTTAATGCCCATAGACGGATCATTAGGTGAGAGGTAACGCAGGACAGGTGGAAGGATTGAAGCAATACCGGCAGCGATAAGTGCATGAGGATCTGTCACCCCTGCTGCATACATGCTAATACTTGCGACCAAAAAAGCTCTTGCCCATGAACCTGCTGCTGTCTTTAGTTCATTCATTATTCTCCGCCTAACATAGATACTTGAAAAAAAGCACCATCATTGTCAGCTTCTTTCTTAAAGCTAACATGGCAGTGCTTAGAGTGTTTGTTAGCCCCTGTGTACTTGCGCCACTTCCAGTTAAGGATGCTGGAGCAGATTCGTCCATCGAAAATGATGTAACTAATACGCTTGTCTGCTTTTGACTTGGATAAGAGACGAAGCTGATCGACAAGATCTCCCATGATGTCGGGCTTCCCACCCTTGAATAAATCTTTGTCCACATCAATGGCACGAACCCAATTCTGCTCATCTGGATTATGATCAGACTTGCGAGCAGCGTGTCGGGTATCACCGATCCAGCCATCCGATGTGCGGTCACGATCTGGGAACGAATCATCGAA